ATTCAAAAACGAACAATTGGATGAGCAAGCGGTTGAAGGTGCAAAGCAAACTGCAACATCATACTTAAGTTCATTATCCGATGTAATGGGTGAAAAATCTGAGCCAATGAAAGCTGCTAAAACTTCATTTAGTACTGCCGCTGCATATTTGGCTAAATGGTTTGAATTTACCGATGGAGCAGGAAAAGCAGAACATTCAAAGTATTATGATGTTTACTTTTCTTATGGTGCAAACTATATTCAGGGCTTAATTGATGGTATGGAGTCTAGAGCTCCAGCTTTATATGAAAAAGCTCATGAAATAGCAAGCACTGTGGCATCGATTATACCAATGAATTGGATGGAGGCATCACCTTCAAAATTAACGTACAAGTATGGTAAGTATTTTATTCAGGGTCTTGCAAATGGTATAAATGACATGACTGATTCAGCGGTTACTACAGCAGGAAGTGCAGCTTCTCAAATAACAACTGCTGTTCAGGAAGCATTAAATACTTCAGATGATATATTGAACAGTCAGTATAATCCGGTAATTAGTCCTGTTTTGGATACTTCAAATATTCTTGATGGTGCCAATACAATTAATAGCTTGCTTTCTGATGAAGAGCAGTATAATGCCGCTTTAGGAATCACATCAGCAAGAGCAGGAATTCAAAATAGTGATAAAACCGGATCTCCTGTTAATGTTAGTGTCAACTTTACAGTAAATAATGGTGGAAGAGATCTAACAGAAGCTGATGTAACTGCATATTCAAGAAGAATCGCTAACGAAATTAATATTTTATTAGGTAATGCTATTTAAGGAAGGAGGGATTACATGGCTGAATATAGGAAATTCTGGCTAGTTAATTCTTTAGGCAATAAATACTATCTTTCAGACGATTCAAAATCCAAAGCCTTCTTTAGTTCGCCTACTGGTTTTGGTTTTAAATCTAATCATAAAACCAAAAAAGTTAATAATTCAGAACTTCTAATTTCGGAAGGTCTGGATATGATAGACATTTCTGGGGAACTTGTTTTTTATAACAGTTCCCCTAATGCTATCTATTCTGATTATCAGGAATTTATTAATTTTATTAAATTTAGACCTTTAAAATTTCATTATTTAACTCCAAATTTTGTTGACGATGAAAGTTATAGTTTTTATTCGGATGTTCTCATAAGCAATATTGTAAAGGGAGAAATGTCAAGCGATAGCATGATGCGAGTTCAAATGACTATTCATCGATTATCGCAATGGCTTGATGCTAAAGAACAAGTTTATGAAATATCGAATATTGTAACCGATATTGGCAAGTACTATCCGTTAGTAAGACCGTATCATTATTCTGGCAACGGATTTGGAAGCACACTTATACATAATAATGGAACTGATGAAGTTGGATTTATCATTACAATGGATGGAACGATTCAAAATCCGATTTTTAGTTTATATCAGAATAATATTAGATATGGGGTGTGCGCTTTAACGGGAACATATACGCATATTGTTGTTGATAGTGTTGACGGAGAAAGTCATTTGTATTTGGAACGTGATGGTTCTAGTATAAGTAATCCTGAACAAAGACAAGATTTTAGCATTAGAGATGGAACAGCATATTTTACTTGGTGCAAGCTTAAAGTCGGTGAATCTATTTTTACGTTAACAGCTGGTAATATTGATACATTTGATGGAAAAATTGAACTAGCATTTAAGAATAGCTATTTCTCAGTATAATGAGGTACTAAGATTATGATATGGCCAATTGAAATACATTCTGAAGGTAAAGGTCAAATTCAATATACTAGGCATAGTGCTTCAAGTGGAGACCCGGAAATAGATGACTTATATGCCAATACCGTAGATTTCAAAGCTGTTCCAGATTTGCATTATCATTTTGTTAAGTTTGAAATTCGAGGAAATTTAACATTTCTTTCTGATAACGGAAACTATATTCGAACAAGAGCCGATGATCGTATTATTCTTGAAAAAGAAAATATTGAAAAGGGTGAAATACAATTTACCGTAACATTAGATCAACCGATTGTTGTCTATGCGTATTTTGAAGAAGATCCAAAATACCATGTAGATGCAACTGCAGATATTCCACATGCAACGATTTCCGTTGGAATCAACGACCAGTATGAACCATTTACGACTACTCTTTGGGCAAGACCTTATCCTAATTATAATTTCTATATGTGGAGTGACGGTCTTGTTGGTAATCCTAGAGAAATATATGTCGATAAAGAAAGAATATCTGTTGTTGCCTTATATAAGCAGAACACAGAAACAAATGGACTGTATGAATATCGATGTTTTATTAAAGATCAGTCAAGCATGACAGATTTGCCAAAAGCTTTTTTACGAATTGATAAATTCGATACCAGCAATGATCTTATGACACGAGCAAATAGTACAGTATTTGTTTATGATGCTCCAGACAGTATTGAATCCGGAGATGTTCTTGTCCTATATGATCCAAAAGGCACAAGTATATATAATGGTGTAATCAAATCGATCGAGACTGAGAATGAACATGAAAAGAAGATAATCTGTTCGCAAATGCAGTCTTTTTATAAAGGTCAATGGGTCTACGAGAAAGGTGAGTCTCCTCCGGCGTCTTTTAATAATAGCTGGTTCTTTGAAAAATTTGCTGCTGTAGGTAGTGAATTTCCGCATATAGATGATGTTGATGCTTTACCGGTTACTTCAAGCACTACATATAATGACAATTCTATTTCCACGAAGTTAAATGCAGGTGATAATTTCACAGCTAGAGCTACAACTTATGTTTGGTGCAGTAAACCAACAAAAGGAAATGTATCGTTTATAACAATTCAAAATGGTGCTGTATATTTGAACGGTCAGCAGCTTGCAGAATTGACAAGCGGACAAGAGTCAATGTGCGAAGTTCAATTTGTTAAAGGTATGAATAAGCTTGTTGTTCTTTATCGTAATGATACAGGTGATGACGGCTTTAATGCATATCTCAATTATGAAAGCTATCCATCATATGACAGTACTAAAAAATATTCGGTTGGTGATTATGTCGGTTATTCAAACACATTATATCGATGCAAAACTGCTATAACAACGCCTGAGAAGTGGACTGCCGATCATTGGACTGCTGTCAGCAATGCAGATAGGATGAAGTTAAGAATTAGTAATCTTCAAAATGTTCTTGGAATTAATTCAACAGCTGCGACTGATTTATATTTGGAAAAGTGTATAGATAACATTGTTAAGTATTATTCAGACGGATATATTGTCGGCAGTGATTATCGTGATCCTAAAGTTGCTCAGCGTCTTTCAGGAATTACTTCAAGATATATTGGATCAACTCTTGTTAATTTACCAACAAATCCTGTTGGCGAAACAATGGACTTTGAAGATTTTATCTATTATTTATATGAACACTATGGAATTATATTTGAGTTTGAGATAAATGTAAGCGGTCCGAATTATGTAACAATAAGAATTCCTGATTATGATCCGGTAAAAGTTGGAGATAATATCTTCGCTATTACTAAAATGAACCCAGTTACAACGTCGGAAGAAACTAATAGATTGATTATATTTGCTAGTGATAATGTTACTTATAGAGCAACATGGGTCGCTACAGAAACCGGTGTTTATGAAGCTACTGTTGAAGAAGCTACACGAATGAAAACAACAAATACTGAAATTGTTTTCAGTGATGATCCGATTTCAGATATTGTTGCAAGTAATTTGCCAAATCAAATGTATAACCATCATATCAGTTTTACTCTTCTTTTGAAGAATTTTGTTTATGATTTCGATGAGTTTAAATTAGGCGGTCCGTTGCAAATTTATACAATTAATGACTATTACGATTCTGTATTGACTGGATATGAAATTTCTAAAGATTCTAATACAAATATTAGCGAAGTAGATTTTATATGCGGTAAGGTTAGACAGAAACTTACTCAGTTATTAACTTTGAAAAAGATTTAGGAGGGCTATATGATTAATGAAAAAAAGTTTTCTCAATATGGTCTTCCTAGATCTATTGATGATATTCGTGGAATAACAATTCATGAAACAAACAATTTAACAATGACTCCAGATGATTATCTGGATTTTTTTAATAATGAATTAAATTTGCATAGCACTTACCATTATATTGTTGATAATAAGACAATTGTACAGTTAATGCCAGATGATTATATGGTATATCATACTGGCAAAAACAAAGATTGGGGAGATCAATATTCAATAGCTATTGCAGTTTGCTCAAGCTTGAATGATTCTGTCTTTGAACAGTCATTGTCCAATGCAATTGATTTGATTAATAAGTTACTCGAGGCTTATTCAATCGATAAATCAAAAGTCTATTTTCACAGGGATTTTAATCCACGTGTTTATGATCCAAAAAGGCTTCTAGATGAATTCGAAACATCTAGAAATTTTATTTATCAGAAACTTTAAGGAGGTTTGATTTTATGGCTGTACAAACAATTTATGAAGTCGGCGAAGAAAAAGACGGTAAGATGCTATATCAAATCGACGCAAAGTACGATGCAGCTGTTTATGCGTTGGCTATTGAAGATTGCATTTGCCAAGGCATCGGAGATGAGTTTAAGTTGAATTATGCAAGTGATAGTCTTAATGCATATTTTAACGAAGGAAGTGAAGCCGTTATTGGAGGCTCGTTTTTCAAAATAACTAGTTTGCATAGTATTTCTCTTCCCGCTAACTCAACATTTTATCTTTGCGCTACAATTGATTTAAGTGCTCAAAATGGGTATAAAGGACAATTTAGTATCTTCCCGCAGCTTACTAATATCCGCAATGGAAATTTAAATGGATCTGGAAGTGCTAGAGATTTAGTTTTGTATCAGATTACTACAAGTTCTAGCGGTGTTACATCTGTTGTAGATAAACGTGTTGTTAGAGGTAAAAGTACTTCAATTTCTGGTATTAGCTTAGGATTATCTGGTTCAACAGGATCACAAGTGTTTTCAGCTACTAATGGAGGAACAACTATAAAATTTCAGGTTATTTCAGAAGCGAATTATAATAAATTATCCACCAAAGATTCAAATACACTTTACTTTATTCCGGAGAGTTAATAATGCCTTTATATTTAGGTAACAAAGAAACTGATAAAGTTTATCTTGGTGGAAAAGAAATCGCTCAGATTTATTTGGGAAATAAAGAAATATGGACAAATATTAAAGTTGTTAGACTTGGATCTGGTAAATCATGGAATATTAAACAATTATATCCGCATTTATATAGTAAACTTACAGCAGATAATTTCTTTGCGTTAACGGCAAATGCTGTTGGTGGTGACATTGGAATTAGAATGGACCCTAGCGATGACCGAGAAACGCATACATTCGATTCATGCATTTATAAAAGCTATGATCCTAATACTGGAATGCTTTATGTATATAGTAGAATGATGGATCATGATAGGCAATTAGGATCTGCGGATGCTAATGTTGTAATGATTACCAAATTAGATAAGCTTATTCCTTTGAATGGGAATTTTAACGTTTCTGGATATAGTGGTTATAAGAATTTTACAGAAGATAATTTTCTTATTTCCTCAACCGGAGTTGCACATTTCTATAACTCATTTTATCCGCAATCTTATCCATATAGTGGCGGCGGACATGCAACTGGATATTTGAAGAAAACATATAATAAAAATACTGGAGTTCTTGAATGCTACTGGAAACAAGATTCACATAATACAGATGATGTCTATAATTGGTTTAATGGTAGTGCTACTGCTGGATGTACTGTTTATTTAAATCCGGAAGGTCTGAAATGAAGTACGAAGTAATCACAGATAGAGAAGGCTATTGTGTTATTATTCGTCATACTGGTACTAAGTTGGATTATGTAGAGTTAGATCTCAATAAATATGATTTAACTGATGGACGAATAAATGCATATAAGTTAGGAAAGAATGAGCTTATATTTGATAAATCAAAATGGAGCTCTATGAAAGCTAAAGAAACGGTTACAGCTAATGAGCAAAATATTGCAACTTTAAAAGAAAGACTTGCAGAAACAGACTACATTGCTGCTAAATGGCTCGAAGAAATAATCGCATTAGATAACCCATTAACTTGGATTAGAGATGTAATATCAATTAATATCAAATACTCAAAAGAGTATCGAGATACGATAAGAAAACGTAAACTTTGGCGAAAAAGAATAAAAGAATTGGAGGGATAATTCATGAGCGATAAGCGAATAACAGAATTAGAATTACTTACCGAATTATCCGGCGAGTATTATTTAGTAGTTGACGATGGTGTTAAATCTAAAAAATACAACATTACTCCAATTATTCAGGATCAAATAAAGTTGGCTGGAATTGAATCCGGCTCACAGGCAAATTTAATTGAAAAAATAAAAGTCAATGGTCAAGAAGCTCGTATAGGAACAGATAAATCTGTTGACATTAGTATTCCTATTTCAAAAATTCTTAAAAATGGAGCAGAAGTTACTCCTGATGAAGATCATTTCGTTAATTTAAAAGTCATGGAGTTTGTCGAAACTCCTACTCCAGCTGATATTACTGTTACTGACGGCCATGGTCAAGTATACGATTCTGGCATAAACATTAAAGAAATCAAGGAACTCCGTACAGATTCCGACGGTACAACTCATGCAACGATAAAAGTGTCAAGAGATGCCGATTTACAGAAGTTGAAAAATGCTGATACTGCTGCTAATTCAAGAATCGACACTGTTAATACAGAGATTACAGATGCTCGAAGAGGAGCTGATGGAACTTTGTATAGTAATGTCGGTACCGCAATTCGTACTCAGGTCAACACTTTAACTGATGAACAGGCTTCCATGGCAAATGACTTTGCCGATATGGGAACTGATATCGATGAGATCAATACCTCACTCTTAACCTATGTCAACCGTGGCTATGTTGAAAATGGTATTGCCTATTTCATGCACGACGATGAAGAACTATTCCAGATCACCGGTATCGGCGGTGGTGGAGGTGGTGGAGGTGGCGGCGGAAACAACGCCGTTATCAAAGTCACAAACAATTCTGGATGGTTAAGTAAGACTGTCGGTGCTGGCGCAAAAGTAAACATCAAAATAGGGTGGTCTTCTCTTGAAGATGAAACGCCTACTGGTGATGGTTCACTTACAATTAGAGTAAATAATACTGTTAAAGCCACATTCGATGTTAAACAAGGTGAAGTTACTACTGATGTAACAAACTTTTTAGAGGCTGGCTCTAATAAGATTCGATTCACTGTAGCTGATGTTTATGGTAATACATCAAGTATCATCTTCTCAGTTCAGGTAGTTAACCTTGATTTAAAGAGCTCATTTGACCCAAGTATTATTTACAGTGCAAAAGATTATATTGTCTTCCCATATACTCCAACAGCTTCTACAACAAAGACTATGCACTTTGTTGTTGATGGAACTGAGGTTGCTCAGGCGATTGTCAATGTATCTGGAAGACAGCAGACACAAGTATTAGAGCCTTTAACTCATGGTTCTCATACGATCTTGGCATACTTTACAGCTGATATCGATGGTGCTGAAGTAAGTTCTAATGAACTGTTCTATGATATTGCAGTTTCTGATGATACAAGCGATACTCCAATTATCACAAGTTCATTCAGGGATACCAATGCTGTTCAGTATCAGACTATAGCTATTCCTTATAAGGTATACACACCGAACGATTTAAAATCTGAAGCAAAACTGTATGCCAATGATACATTGCTTAGTACCTTGTCTGTTGATAGAACAGAACAAATCTTCTCATACAGACCAGACGTCGTTGGGAATTTGGTTCTTAAAATCGTAAGCGGATCAGTTTCAAAGACTTTCAATATTGTTGTCGGCGATTCCGGTATTGATATTGAACCTGAAACTAATGATCTTGCCTTATATTTAACAGCTCGTGGTAGAAGTAATTCAGAAGCAGATCCGTCAATTTGGAAATACAATGATATTTCTGCACAGTTAACTGGCTTTGGATTTGTCTCTGATGGTTGGATAACTGACGAAAATGGCTATACATCTTTACGTGTATCTGGTGATGCCCGAGTAACAATTCCGTACAAGGCATTTGCTAAGGACTTCAGAGGTACAGGTAAGACAATCGAGTTTGAGTTTGCAACAAGAGATATTCTTAATTACGATTCAACGATCATGTCATGTATGTCTGGTGGAAGAGGCTTCGAGCTAACTGCTCAGAAGGCTTATCTGAAGTCAGAACAGTCAGAGATCTTAACACAATATAAGGAAGATGAGCATATTCGTGTTTCCTTTGTTGTAGAAAAGAGATCTGAAAACAGACTGATTTATATTTATACGAATGGCATAATGTCAGGTACTGTACAGTATCCAACGGATGATGACTTCTCACAAGTTGATCCTGTTGGAATTACCATTGGTTCAAATTACTGTACTACTGATATTTATAATATTCGAGTATACGACAATGATTTGAGTAGATTCCAGATTCTTGAGAACTGGATGGCTGATACTCAGAACATTGAAGATCTGTTATACCGTTATCATCACAATGATGTTTATGATGAATACGGTCAGGTCGCAATCGACAAGCTGCCAAGTGATTTACCTTATATGATCATTAACTCGGCAACCTTACCACAGTATAAAGGTGATAAGAAGACGGTTAATGGCTCTTACACAGATCCACTTAACCCAGATAAATCATTTACATTCAGTGGATGCCAGATGAATGTTCAGGGTACTTCATCAGCAGTTTACGCCAGAAAGAACTACGATATGCAGTTCAAAGGCGGATTTATGGTGAAAGGACAGAAAGTCGA